GATTGTGTAAGCTTGAGTTATGGCTCACAAAGAAATTTGGTGCTTCACCCTTAATTTGTCAATTATTTGAAGCGAATATGTACACCCATGGTCATACATTGCATGGCATTAAGTATAAAGTGGATGGAACAAGGAAATCAGGTGATCCTTTTACATCCCTTTTTAATTCTGTGTTGAATGGTTTAATGCATATTTATGCCTTTAAAGTTAAGTATGATGAAAAGCATGGAACCAATTTATACGTCCATCAACTCAGAACCATGATTAAGATGGTTGTTCAGGGTGATGATAATTTAATGATTCACTCTGGACCTAAAATGCCAGAAATTAAGGACGTGTTATATAACTTGGGCTTCGATTGTGAATGCAATTATCGAGATAGCATTTATGATTGCGAATTCTGTAGTAATATAATTTATGATACAAAACAAGGGCCGACATTTGGACCCAAAATAGGTAGGGTGATTTCGAAATTGGGGTATTTCATTTCACCTCCTACTCATGTACATCCTATGAGTATGTTGAGGGGGGTGGCACTTGGCCTGGAGGCTACTGCATCTTATGTGCCTTATATAAATGTGGTAGTTAAAAGGATATTGAAAGACACCAAAGGTTATAGTCCATATTTTGAAAAAACTTATGATTTCAAAATGGTTTATAAGAAACGAGAGGCTGTTAAAAATGATTATGTACTTTGGAATAGGTACGGTATCACAGGTGATATCAAGCGACGTATAGACGAAGGTTTAGCTACTGAAACCAAGTTGTATGATATTAAATATCATTTATTATTTGATCGTGATACCGATGCAGAGAAGTACATTTTTGTAACAGCTGCTTAATTTATCGGTGTCAACCAAATGTTATGTGGTTACTGGATTCCATAATCCAGGCTCTCTATGTTACCTATAGGGATGACACTAACAGTTTTGTCAGTAAAACATGATAGTATTTGCCAAAATCAGAAAGCCAGCTAGATGCATGCTTGGGGGATGGTTTTGGCGAGAATTGATTGGGGTGAACCATTTTGGGACAGCGTGTGCCGTTAACCCACTGAAATTCTGTTAGTGAACTTGAAGGTAAGTCCTGGGTTGGTCAACTAGGGCTATATTGACCCAGCACGTACACCCGCACGTAAATTTGTCGTCGCCGGCGCGTTCGACCGGATAGTGGCGTGGTGTTGGAAAGCTCTCGTGTCGTGCTGATTGAGCTACCTTTTATTATGTCAAATGCAT